AGTAGTAGAAAGGGACTGGAACAATCCAAAAGAATATCAAGCAAACCTACAGAGGAACTGGGTCTTCGTAACGACTACTGGGGCGACGAAGAGGGAAGCAATATACAACCTGAAGGAGCATCTAGTAACGGAGACGCCGTGGTTAACTGCTGAACTATCTATCGATGATGCGTTCGACCAATATATAATGTTTAAAAAGCTAGGAGTATAGCGATATGGGTAAGATACTTAGAAAGACTTCCTGTGAATCTTGTGGATCAAGTAATAATCGTTGTGAGTATGATGATGGTTCTACTTGGTGCTTCACACCTAACTGCGAAGGTAATAAACGTGCATTTAAAAATAAAGAAGAAGTAAGTAACGTGGTTCCTTTCGAAACATTTCCCTACGGTACTTCTGAAGAAAGAAATATCTCACCTAAAATATGTGAGATGTTTGGTGTTAAGCGTGAAGTATCTTCTTCAGGTGGCACATCAGCTGTATACTATCCTTACTTTGAAAACAATAAAGTAGTAGGTCACAAGAAAAGATTATTCCCTAAAGACTTTAGAGTAGAAGGTAAGTTACCCTTAACTTTATTCGGTCAGAATGTATTCCCCGGTACAGGTAAACGTATTGTTATTACTGAGGGTGAAGAGGATACTCTTGCTGTAGCAGAGGCTTACTCTAACTATAGCTCTGGTGTTATATACCCGGTAGTATCTATTCCTTCTGCATCTAATATTAAAGCAGTAGTAGAGAACCGAGATTACTTACGTTCATTCGATGAGGTAATCTTGTTTATAGATACAGATGAAGCAGGAGATATCGCAGTAGATAAGCTTGCTAACGCTATAGGCTTTGATAAGGTTAAAGTTGCTCGTACTAAATACAAGGACGCATCACAAGCTTTGATGGAATCAGGTCACATGGGTGTGTTACGTGGAGTGTGGGATGCACAACAATACAGTCCTCAAGGTATTGTTACTGGCGAAGATCTATGGACTAAGTTAGTAGAGTATAATGATGTTGAATCATTACCTTACCCTGATTGTTTCTCTGGTCTTAATGAGAAGATTAAAGGTATGCGTCTTGGTGAAATATCTTTGTGGGTTTCAGGTACGGGTGCAGGTAAGTCTACTATGTTGCGTGAGATTGTTCTTGATATCATCGACAAAACAAAAGAAAAGATTGGTATCATTGCCCTTGAAGAAAGCCCAGCTGAAACTACTCGTAAACTAGCTGGCATGGTAATCAAGCGTAACCCAGCTGCAGAGAAGATTGAACTAAATGATCTCCGAGTAGGCTTTGATACATTCAAAGACCGAGTGTTAGTATTAGATCATTGTGGTTCTATGTCTAACGGTATTATATCTCAACTAGAATACATGGCTTTATCTGGTTGTAAGTATTTATTCATTGATCACATTACTATCCTTGTGTCTGAAGGATCTGATGGATTAACTGGTAACGAAGCTATTGATAAGGTGATGAATGATCTGTTGCGTATCTCAAAACAACACAACGTGTGGATCGGTTTGGTGTCTCATCTACGAAAGATGTCTACTACAGGACAGTCATTCGAAGAAGGACGACTACCAACAGTCGATGACATCCGAGGCTCGGGCTCTATCAAACAAATATCCCACGACATCTTAGCCTTTGCACGTAATATTACTGCTGAGAAAGAAGAAGATCGTAATACAATTAAATTATCAGTGTTAAAGTCTCGTTATACTGGTAAGACAGGTCCAGCAGGATCTTGTAAATATGATTATGATACAGGCAGACTACATGACGGACTATACGATGATATGCTAGGTAGCCTTGGTATATAATTGAAGTCCATTATTAAAAGGGAATAACTAATGGAAGATAACATGAAAGACCCTCTAAGTGAAGTGGTGGATTATCTGGTAGACAAAGTCTCTAAGGTTAATATGAATAACCCTAAAGCAAATAAAGGAGCACAAATACTTAGGACTATTTCTAAGTATAAAGATAACATCCCAAGTATTGTACAGGTAGCTTTCGATAAGATGTCTTCCAACTTTACCCGGGAGTATCCTGAACAACCTGTAGGCCTAGCTAAGACTACACAGGTTAGTGTTGGTATTGGTGAGCATGTATTCACTAAATACTTCGGGCTTAAATGTAGCTTCCAACAAGCAATCAGGACAGGTGATCTTGTTCTTGAAGCTTATGTACAAGCAGGCTTTATCATTGTTAAAAGAGCAGAGGGGTTTGGTGCATACAATGCCCAAGCTCCTTACATGATTGAGCCAACAAGTCGCTGGGAAGAGATAGGTGAGTTTAAGTTAATAGAAAGCAAAGGGCTACTCGTATATACGGTGGATGAAAAGCCAGAAGATATTAGTAACATTATGCAACCTAAGAATTATCCTTTAATTAAACGATGGGGTATCGCTGCACCTCAAACACAGAGAGATGCATTCAATAATATCTTTATTGATTCTCCCTTTGTACGTGCAGTAAATAACTTACAACAAACAGCATGGCAAATTAATTCTAAAGTGTTATCTGTTCTTATGGATAATCTTGATGATATCATGCCAACAGATATTCCTATGTATGATAAGGCTATTCCTAAGAGCTTGTTGAAAACAGCTTATGAAAAGTATCAGAAGAATCCTTCTGCACACAACAAGTCAGCATACAATATCATTGCTAAGGAGTGGGAAAAGACTCTACGCCCACTACAAGTAAGAGCTAAGCGTGCTGAAATTAAAACTACAATAGGTAAGGCTAAACAATTAAATGAGTGGGAAAAGTTCTACTCACTAGTTGACCTTGATTATCGTGGTAGAGTATACTACAAAGAACCTTATATGAACTATCAGGGTAATGACATTGCCCGGGGCCTTATGTCTTTCAGTGAGGCCAAGCCAATAGATGATGAAGGTAAACGATCGCTTGCTATTCATACTGCTAACTCTTACAATGAGAAGTATGATGTAAACAATATACCTGATTGGGTAGAAGAAGACTACGCTACCTTACTTAAATCAGAGGGCATTGATACTATCAGTGTAGATAAGTTTTCTCTTGAGGATAGGATTAACTGGTTTAATAATAACTGGGATCTTATCGAAGAAACTTCTGACAAAGGGTTGTTACATGATTGTGAGAAAACAGTTGTGTTTCTGGCTTGTTGTATTGAGTGGTGCAACATTGCTGATATGGAAGATGAGGGTCTACAGGCCACATCAAGTATTCCTGTAGCTATTGATGGAACTTGTAATGGTTACCAACATTCTGCTGCTATGTCCCGTGATAGTAAGACAGGTAAATTAGTAGCGCTGGAAGATACTAAAGTACCTCATGATTTGTATGTTAAAGTAGCACAAAAGATAGTGGAATTAGCTCCAGAGTTTTTCAAGGACAGACCAATGTCCTACGCAGAGATACGCAAGCTAATATCTAAGAGAGCTACTATGACTCGAGCTTATTCTGCTGGTGCACAAACAATAGCGGAGTCTATGTACTCTGATTGTGTTCAAGCAGGTGCTGATGATCAATACAATATTACTCAAATTGATTGTGATGAACTTGCTGTTCATATTCTTAAAGCAATTGAAGCCGTATGTCCTGGTTCTCAAACTACTATGAAGTTCTTACAAGACTTAGCGCAGTGGGAATTAGGTACTTTTGAGTATCAAGACTCTCAAGGTAATAAAGTATCGCATTCTACTATTAATAAGTATAAAAAGTTAGCAAGAGCAGCTAATAAAGAACAAAAAGCAAACCCTACACCAGAGAATACTATGGAGCTAAACAAGATTAACTCCAAGATATCTGAATGTAAACTAGTACTAGTTAAAGGACATGCTGGAGAAGATATTAGGTGGATGACTAAGTCAGGCTTCCCTGTTATCTATAAAGTAAATGCTACTCGTCAGGATACTTGTAAGTCTACCTTACGAGGAGTAGTAGGTGGTGCATCCAAACAACCCGGACGTATTAACCATGTAGCTAAGATATACTTAGAGACAACCAACAGAAGAGAAGCCAGC